GTTAACTGGTCGGGATACCTACAAGGGAAGGTTCAGTATAACGCAAAGTACCAACCACAGCCTCTTGCTGTTCTTGGACCTCTTGACGAAACGATCCGAGGTACATTAGATCACTTCGGTGTCGAACTGAACCCGCAAATACTTTGGGATGCCATACCATTCTCTTTCGTCCTGGATTGGTTTACAGGATTCGGAGATTGGGTTGGGCAGTACAAAATAAATGCGCTCGATTTACCCATTAGACTTATAGACTCAGCTGTGAGTTATAAGGAGACCTATCAAGTGGGGTCGTCTTTAGTGGTCAACCCTAACGGGTACCCAACGGACGTCACACAGACAACTAAGCCTGTCGGATTCTCGAGCTTCCGGAAGTTCTTTCACCGGATGCCCGTTGATCCAACCATATCCACTTTCCGTGAACTTGGTTGGCGTAATCCCACAGGTAGCCAGTGGACAAATCTTGTCTCACTAGCTACCGTACTTACATTGTAAATGTGCAGTGTATTGCGGCTCGAGCGATATTCGACTCTCCGTCGAAGTATCACGTCGAGGTCAGTATCATCCTAGCATCGTACAAGTGGCTTATTTTCATTTAGCTACTCATGGTGATTAGGAATACGTTAACCTTTCCGGTGCAAATTTGCGTGCCGGAGATCATTCCCCCTCTGTGGGGAGAGGCATTCCACATGTCCATAGGTACTTCACTCACGCTTTCCAAGGATTCCGCAACAGACGTCGACACCAATACGGTGGTCTATGATCTGTTGGCGGCAGACTCCGGTAGGTCGGATTTTTCGGTGGCAGGCATCACGCCTCCGTCGGCAAAAACCGCGAATATCGGTCATCAGGTTGGAAAGAGCGGCGAAGCACGTCACAAAGTTGGCTTAGATCGAACTGAGATCGACGCTTTCGGAGTGGCGGCCACACTTAGCACTTATATAGTGCAAGTGCGCCCACCTAGCTCGGCCCTAACAAATGCGATCTGCATCGAGGAAGTAAATCGACTTGTCGATTTTATCATCGAAGGCGGATCAAATGCGAATTGGACCAAGGTTCTGAATAACGAAGTTTAGAGAAATCAACTTCGCCAGGCGTAATGCCTAGGAACCTGTGTGGCGGGGTTCTACTGCTGTTCGGTGGTAGGATTTTTGAGTAATGAGTACTCGTGGACATGTTACTATTTGGGATGCTTCTGGAGGTAAGTCTATGAATAACATAGGTAACCTGAAAAGCCTTCGCCTTTTGTGGGCGAACCTAGCAACAACCAGCTACAAGCACTATGTAACGAAGGAAGATATTTCCACCTTCGAAACACGTGTAACACATGAGGGGCTAACCTTCCTGACGACGACCTTACCAACTATTGGTAAGGCGCTCGATCACTACCACTCCTTAATGGTGTGGGTAAGTCCCCCTGACTTTAAACTCAGGGTGGATTGTGATCTCCCCGTTTTTCTCGGGAGAGCGATCGAGTTAGCGTTGGGCGGTGACCCTTTAGCCGTAGATTGTGTACGACAACTATCGTACATGTTCTACAAACTGGAGGTCGACTACGATGAGACAACGATCAAGCAGTTTCTGGATCGGTTTGTTAAGACTGATTCTGATCTTGCTGATGTTATTGACTTTGAGGACTTTTTTACCTCGAAGTTGGTAGCAGAGATGCGGCGGATAGTACATAGAATCCTCAGCAATGAGGATCCCTTAGATATCCGTCCGTGTCATGGTGGCGGTGCAACCGCATGCCATACGTTGAACGAGGACAAGTATCATAAGCTCCGGTATTACCCGAAGCTCGATGAGGTGTTCTCTTAC